CATAACAGATATATCCATTCTGCCATCTTCAGTGCCATCAGTAACATCTGCGGCATCCGCGTTTATTTGTGCATAAACTATCTTTTCACCAGCACTGTTCTCACCGCTAAAATCTATGTGACCAAGAACATCACTATCGGCTGGACTAGCACTGTTTCTATACAAATCTAAAGTTGGGTTCTCTGTAGCACCAGCATCGGTTGATGTTAAGGTAAGGTCGCCTGTTATACTTGCGCCATCTGATGTGGTTTCAAGCTTCTTGCTGTCATCGTGGTATAGCTCTACTGCTCCATCAGGTACGAAAACAGCCATTGTTTCTGTGGCATTTACTTTAGTAATTTTAATTGATTGATTATCTTGTAAAAATAATTCTGCCGCCCCTGTTTCTCTTATTATAGAAGCACTACCGCTGTGCAATATAGTAAAATCACTACCATCTCCTAATGTAATACTCTCACTATCCCCCATAGTAAGACCATCAGCCACTAACGTGCCTGTTACTGTCGCACCGCTTGATGTAGTTTCTAACTTCTTGCTGTTGTCATGGTAAAGTTCTACTGCGCCATTTTCTACACCATGCAGGATTTTTTCTGAATTACCAGCATTATTAACTTTAAAATTATTTGTTCTTACTAAAAGCGCACCAGTTCCATTGTCGTGTATTATTGAGCCAGAACCATCGTGATATATTTCTAAATCAGAGCCTGTTCCAAATATTGCTTTAACGTCATCGCTAAATGTTACATCATTACTAAATGTACCACCAGCCAAAGGCATAGCTGCTATATCTGACAATACTTCAGACGTACTTCTACTTTCTAAGCCATTGGCTGTAAAACGAGCATATTCATCATCTGCTACTGAAGAGCTATCAATCTTAACGGCATTAGTATTCGATATTCCAAAAGTTAAACTTGCTTGTCCACCTATATCAGAAAGAACTTCACTAGCAGACCTACTCTCAAGACCACTTGATGTAAATCGTGCAAACTCGTCATCAGCTACGGACGAGCTATCTATTTTTACTGCATTGGTATTTGATATACCAAAAGTAAGTGAGGCTTGACCTCCTATGTCTGACAGCACCTCACTAGCTGAACGTCCTTCTATGGCTGTACCATTTACACGCAAGAAGTCATCATCTGCTACACCGCTCGTAAACTTAGGAACATTTGTGTTGGATATGCCAGTATCTAATGTAGCAGCCGTTCCAAGACCAAGTGATGTTCTAACAGTAGCACCAGTTTCTAAAACAAAGTTAGACCCATCTCCTACAATAAACCCACTATCTGTAACTGCTAATCCAGCCACATCTTGCAGTTGTGCATCTAATCTTGCATTTGCTACTGTGCCTGTAAGATTACCAGCATCTAAATAGTGACTTCCCTCTTGCCCATCAAGCAAATCACTATCTAAACCAGATGAACCACCATCCACTGTTTTTATCAATGTAAGTATTTCACTCGCAGTCTGGTCTGCTGTTGCACTGGCTTCTATAGCATCTAGTTTAGATTTATCAGAACTAGACATTAAACCATTTGCACTAGATGTTGCTGTCGTGGATGCACCTCTTAAATCAGAAGTTGCAAATCCTAACCCATCATCACTAGTAAATGTTATTATACCAGTACCACTTGCATAACTACCACCAGTAAAACCTTTCACTGTATCTGTTTCTGGTACACCAGTAGATGAATTAAATTTAAGAAATTTACCTTTGAGAGTTGCATTTACTGGCAATGTGCCAGATGTGGTGTCTGATTCTGGTCTAAGTAAAGCTCTATCTAATCGCCTTCCTATCTGCTGTATTTGCAATGCCATTCTATCAAGGGCATTTTCATGTGTTTCTGCTGGGAATGGGTCATTTACTCTGTAATTTGTAGGCTGTGTAAAACTCATATTACGCATTAAAAACACGGTTTCACTTGCCGTAGGCGCAGTAACAAAAGTAACTGTACCACCATTAACATTACCAGTACCTGTTACTGCATAATTTGTACTACCTGTGCCTATAGACCTGACAGACTCTGCACCTGTTGCTGTTGTTACAACAATAACTTTGATATCTGTTGTTTCTAATATCTCAAAGGTAAAACTAAAAGCAGTAGTAGACCCATCGCCTGTGTATGTATTTGTTGTTGTCGTTGTTGTAACTGTCATAACAATCCTCTACGGTTTTGTAGGCCAAGTTATAGTTGTTGGAAAATTAGACTGACCAGATATATCTCTTAAAGATTGTCTATATGTAGCCCATGATGTTTTTTGAGAATCTGTTAAAGGACTGTCTGATGCTTGAGTCCAATCACTTTGATATAATAAAAAATCTCTTTGCTCTCTTGCATCGAAAGCAAGTTCTTCATTTGTTGGATTTGTTTCGGGATTGCTAAAATTACTGCCGTCATAATTCCAACCAGTTTTTACATCATCCGAACAATCAACCCAAGTCATAGTTGGAGCTACTTCAAAAGCAACTGATGCTAAATCAACAACTTTATTTTTAAAAACCAATGCTTTCACGAATAAAACTCCTCTACTATTACAACGCCAGAAGCACCAGAACCACCTGTTGCATGACCATTTGAGCCTGTCCTATCGTGAGTTCTTGCGCCACTTCCGCCAACACCAGTATTCGCATCTGGTGTAACTTCAGTGCCATTGGTGGCAACAGCAGTGCTTATATCAGTAATAAGATGAAAAACAGCATTTCCTATTAAAGTTGAACCGCCATGTAGCAACATAGACTGAGTAGTATTATTGTTCCTACCACCAGGAGCTTGTGACCTTCCTATATAATGTCCAACACCTCCTCTTGCATTTAATATATTTCCGCTAGAGCCTTCACCACCTATACCAGGCACACCAGAAGTAGTTATTTCATTTGCTGTAGCAATAAATTGACCGCCTAGACCTCCTGTAGCCGATAAATAACTTCCAAAACTACTTGTGCCACCTGTTGCACCATCATTTGCAGTTGCACCCCCAGCACCACCAGCCCCAACTGTTACAGAAACTGAAGAAACGCTTGATACATCTATCATTGATATTGCAGTGCCACCGCCACCGCCACTTCCAGAAAATAATTCTTGATTATTACTATTACCATCAAGACCACCGCCACCGCCACCACCGCCAACAACGGTTACTCTTACAAACATGCACCCAGAAGGTTTATTCCATGTGCCAGAGCTTGTAATTCTTTGAACTGTTGCAACGGTAAAAGTCGAATAACTAAAACTACCATCTCCATCTGAAACAACTCTTTGACCAGATGAGCCATTACCAGAAATATTTATAGCAGCAGCACCAACTGAATTATCTATTAATTCATCTGCTCCTACACTATCATTTGCCATCATTGCATTTGTAACACTGTCATCTGCAACTGCACTTAAAACAGCTAATGAACCTAATCCTAACGTGGTTCTAGCTGCACTTGCATTTGCATCATCAACTAATGTTGCACCAAAAGTAGATATGGTTGTTGCATTGGTAGTACCATCCACTGCAATAGCATTACCCTCTGAATTAAAACCTAAATATTTATTTGCTCGTTCTGCTGATGCTGGTAAATCCTGTGCATCTACATCTGTTTCTGCAAACTTAAATGTTCTATCTAACTCTTCTTGTTGCTGTTGATTTATAAATGTAAGTTTATCTAGTGCATCTTCATGTGCAGCAGCTGGAAAGCTATCATTAGGTGTATAGTCTGTGTTTTGCGTAAGTGTCATTACACGTTTAAGCAATACAGTCTCACCGCTTTGTGGTCTTCTGTCTGTTGTATCGTAATTACTATCATCAGAATTACCAGTATCAAACTTAAACGTAACAGTGCCACCATCTTGCTCACCAGCATTGCTTACAAGATAATCTGTGTTGATTGTTTTAGTAACTTCTGCACCAGTGCTATCTGTTCTTACGATAACCTTTAATTCTGTATCTAGGAATATCTTGAAACTATAGGCAAAAGCAGAGGTAGTGCCATCACCACTAAAGCTGACTTTTGTTGTAGTGCTACTGACTGTCATATCTACTCCTACTTAAATCCTTATACCTTATTTTCTTGTGTCAGCAAAGTGCTACTCTACCCTTTGTGATTCTGGTGCAATGTCAACAAGTTTTTGAAATGCGTTCCTTACACCAATAGCATTTTGCAAAAACAAAGATGAATTTAAAGCTCTTTGATGTGATTTTGACCATTGAAAATCGTCATTTAATATGGCCCTACTGCCACCTAAAACTGCTTTACTAAGTTTATTTGCTAAATCAACAGATGGTATTCCATTAATTAAATTTGAAGCTAGACCTGTTGTTCTTCCGTATGCAAAGACAGGTTCTGTTGTATAAAAAAGTGCGCCTGTATCAACAATAGCTGGAACTAACGATGCGTAACTACTTCTTTGAAAAGCAGCTTTTGCTATTTCTAAAGGATTTAATCTTTCTTCTAGAAATTGATTTTTATCATCTCTTCCTAAAGAATTAAGATGTGTTTGAGCTACATATGAAGCTCCAGCAAACATGGTTACAGCAGCAAATGCTTGCGCTGCCTGTAAATCTCTTACTGTCAAACCATGTAAAGTTTGTTTTGTCCAGGATACAATCATAAAAGTTCTAAACTGAATAATGAGTTTACCCATTGTTCCAGTCATATATTTATTTAAATTACCTAAATCATTTTGTTGTATGCTTCTTCTTGTCATTCTTACAACAGCAACGGTAAACGCATCTCTTGCTTCTGTATCTGTCCACTCTTCCATGTTTGTCTGTCGTAGTTTTTGATTTCTGAAGAAAGGTGATTTTACAGTAACAGCGTGTTTGCGTATTTGATTATAAACTCTATCAGCCATATCTTCGTCTAATCCAAGACCAGCCAATCGTTTAGCTGAAATCTTCGTTGATTTAAATGCCGCATCTGTTATATTTTGCATGGCAGTTCGTGCAGCAGCACGTTCTAACATAAGTGTTATTGGGGCCATTCCTGATATATCTGCTGTGACCCTTTTGAGAGGTTGAAGAAAGGAGATAGCACCTTCGATTGTTTTATCAAAAAAAGTAGTGTTTTGTGATACATAATTTTCAACAGGGTCAAAACGATTAAATGCTTGGTTAATAGCACGTTCATTACCAACACCCAAAAAATTAACAATATCTCTTGCAACTTGGTCTTGTAATTCTCCATTTTTTGTTCTTCGTATCAAAGAGCCAAACTCAGGAATCACTTGTGCTAGACCTCTTACACCGCCAAGAGTGATAATGTTTCCAAGCTCTGCAACTTGTGCAAATCCTACTTGATTCATTAATCTAATAAAATTGTAATCAGCAATTAATCTCGCTACTCGTGCTGTTTTACTTCCTGCTTTAGCATTAAGTGGTGCAGATGATGGGTTTCTTCCCAGCAACAAATCATGCAGTATTTCCAAACTTTCGACTTGTTTTTTTGCTTCTTCTTCTAAGCCTTTTTCTTTGGCTTCAGCGTCAATATTTCTTTTCAGTTGCCTGAAATCATCTTCTGATTTTATACCAATCTCTGCAAGTGCAATGCGTCCAGATAATTGTTGTGCATAGGTATCATATACTTGTTCTGCATCTCTGTTCATCAAATCTTTTACACGAAGAATGTTTCCATCAGGGAGCGCAAGTTCTGCATCTACATCAATTTTTAACCTTCTTTTAGCTCTTGCTGGTTCTCCAAGAGGTGTTCTCCCAAACAGATTTATAAGTCGTTGCGCTTGGTCTTCTGTAAGTATTTCTTCTTCAACTAATATATCTTTTAGAATGTCTTTTTCATCTGTTGTAAATATACGAGCCAGTCCAGAGTCTTTTCCAAACTCTGATTTTTTAATTTTTCTTACCATACCAGTAGCAATATTTTCAGCTAACTCATCTGTTAAATCTGGGTCTCCATTTAATAACGATTGTTTTAATAATTTAACTACATTCTGCTCACCATAAGTAACAGAGAATTCTTTAAATTTAAATGGTTGCCAGAGATGGGTAAAGTATCTCAAGTTTTCTGGTATTGACTCAAACCCTTTTACACCAGCCGATTTTGCTCTTCTTAAAAGTTCTCTAAAAGATAAAGAAATTACATTAGCTGCTTTTTTTACAGCATCTGAAACATCTGCTCTTGGATTTTCTATTTGGTCTGCTACCTGTTCTGCAAATCTTTGTCTATAGCTTGTAAAATTTCTTTGAACAATATTCACACCATCTGTTTTTGCTTGCTGTTTTACAGCAGGATTAAATACTTCTGCTACTTTTCCTCTTTCTGTGTTGTAAAGGATCGTTCTTTTAATATCTGCTGTCGGTGACATGGTTGCATTGTTTCTGTTAAAACCAACACCATCTTCGCCAAATAAAGATGCTGCTTTTCTCACTGTATTCAACAAACTTTGTTTCATTCTGCCAACCATATCAAATCTGATTAGAAGATTGCCTATAGAAAAAGGAGCATTTTCTAAACTATCAAAATCTTTTTTTGTAGCCATATTCGGTATTTGAATATCATCTGCCCATCGGTTCATACCTGTAGATAATGCAGTAGAGCCAAGTAAATTTTGCACTTGTGGGTCATCTCCAAACTGCCTTCTCATTTGTTCTGCATAATCAATAACTTGTGCATCTTCTGTTGCTTTTTTCAAACCAACTATTGCATCTTCTAAATCTGGCTGTGCTGTTTTTGCCAAACCGCCAAACGCACCACCAAGAAGCAATCCTGCTGCTGTACCATACAAAATATCATAAGGGTCTTTTACTGGGTCTTGGCTAACAAGATATCCTTCAATAGCAGCGTTTGTTGTTGCACCACCCAATGCACCACGAAAGGCATTTCCTAATCGGGTTGCCTTTGAACCCCAGATGGCTGGACCTAATGCACCACCTGTTACGACACTTGCACCTATCGCTAATGGGTCTGTTAAAGCTGCACTAACTCGTAATGCAACACCACCATATCCATACGATTGAAGTGTTTGTTCATTCTCTAAACTCTTTAATGCTTTTACTCTAAGGTCTTTTGCGTGTTTAAGATTTACAGTTTCTTCTAAATAATCCCAACTTTCCTCTGGCAGACCTTCTGTAAGTTCATCAAATGTTTTGTCATCAAGCCAGTTAGATGTATCTGTTTCATAATCGTCTTTATTAAGACCACTTAAAAACCAATACAAACTATTTTCTTTTTCCAATGCTGCTTGTGCTGCATCAAAGAAACCAACTCTGTTTTGTTCTTCTGCTATTTTTTGTTGTCTTGCAACGAACCGTTTTTCATCAGCAAGAACTCGTCTAAAGGATTTTCTTAAAGGTGTATTGAAAATATCATTCATTTACAATACCTTTTTTATTACGAAACTTGTCAGCGTTTTCTTCTGCTTGTTGAAGTGCTTTAACAAAAGATTCAAAATCTTTTTTTAACAAACTTTCATTATAAAATTTCTTTACAGATTGAACATCTTTTCCAAGAGGTGTTGGCTTTTTATTAAGGTTATCTATTTGTTTTTGTTGAATTTCTTTTCTTTTTTGTATCAGACCTTCTTCTATATTTTTTTCACCAAGTTCTCTCATTTGTTCTGGTGTAATTGTAATCAATCTTCTAATTAATGTATCCTCACCTTTTTCATTAAGTACGATGCCATCAATTGGTCTTCCGCCGTCATCTGTAATAATGTATTTATCAAAAAATTCACTTTTTACAATTTTTAAATCTTTTGCTTCGTATTGTTCTAGTGGGTCTAAAATTACTTTTTCTCTTACTTTATTAGAAGATTCTTCCAGTAACATTTTTTTAGTTTCTTCAATACTAATTTTAAATAAAGATTCATTTGTATTAAAATCATCTTTTATTTGGTAATGCCCTTCCACAAAAACATAATCAAGCAAGATATCCTCACTTGCTTTTTGAAGAGCTTCTTTTCCAGTTCTAGCTTCTCCTATTTGCAAATAATCCTTTGCTCTTTCTTTAAGAATGTTTTGCGCTGCAACTCTGTTTAACGGTTCTTCTCCTCCAAAAAATCCAAGAAATCCTTTGTCAAAATCTTTTTGTAAATTATCCATTGCATCATTTAACTGTGCGTTTGCAATATCGTCTGGAAACTTTAGTTCTAATGTTTTTCTAGTATTTAATATTGCTTTTTCAATCGGTTCAAAAGGCAATCTATTTTCTAACTCATCATAAAATACTCTTTGTTCTGGCTTAGCATGATTACCTAAAACTGTTTTATAGTTTTTTAAAAACTGATACAGATTGTACCCTTCAATAATTGAATTGAAATCTTCTGATTCTGGGGTCAAATTAGCATTTATACCGTTTTTATAACCTTCTCCCAACAAAGTTGACCATCTTACATATTTTGTTCCGGTATCTTCAGCAATGTTGACAATTAATTTTGTTTTTTCTTCTGCACTTAAATTTTCATCATCATCTTTTTCAAACATTGTTTGTAAAGCAACTTCGTCTATTTCTGATTGTGGGACACCTATTGATTTTAAAGATGATGTCTTGCCTTGTTCAATAGTCTGTTTTATAGTTTCTTTTTTTGATTCCTCAACATTCTGTTTGAAAATTTCTTTTTCAATTTCAGATATTTGATTTAAAGTGCTGTTTGCTATTTTACCAATATTATCTGTTCTAAATTCAAAAGGTTGTTGGTCATTTAATGGGCTTGTTAATATTTGTTCAATATCATTTAGTCTATCTAACAACACTGCACGTTCATTTTCATCCTGTGTAACTTGTAACTTTCGTACCGTAGATTGAGTCAATGTTTGTAATGTTATCGCAGTAATTTCTTCTGATTCATTTTGACTCATATTATCAGAACGCCCAAGAATGATATTTTCAATATCTGGTTTTGAGTTAATTGAATTTATTACTTTTTCACCAAACTCTTGTATTGTTATTTGAGATAATTCTTCAGGGTCTTCTAAAAAATTATTTGTAAACTGTGAAAGTTCCTGTTGAACTGCTTGTTTTAAAAAAGAGGAATTAAAAGAAATTACTGAGCCATCTTGTTTTGAGTAAGTGAAATCTTCTCCATCTCTCAAAGCATCTGCTGCTTGTTGAAAATCTTCATTTGGCGCACCATCTTTTTGCATTTCTCCAAGAAACCCAATGATATTATCTCTTTCAAGAATTCTTTTGGCACTTGTTAATTTAATAAGTTCATCATTTATTTCATTTAAACTTGCTTGTGATAATCCTTCAAATGATATCTGCCTGTCATTCCCCTGTTCATCTTTTACAACAAACTCTGTTTCTCCTTTTTGCAGACCACTTTGAATTGTGTTTACTGTGCCAATATCAAAATTTGGAAAATTAAATTGAACGACTTCAAGACTATTATCAAGAAAGATTGTTTCTGAGTTTTGTCTGACAGATTGTAAATCAGCTAATAAATCTTGCTCCTTTTGAAATGTAATTTCATTTAAACGAGAACTTTCTTTTATTTGTTTTTCTACGTCATTAAAGTTTTCTTGCGCTTGTGCTAATGTAAGAGTTTTATTTTGCACCTTTTCTTGTGTATTTATCAAACCAATAGCTATTTGTTCCGATTTAAAATTTGAAAAATATTCTTGAAAAGTTATTGGAAGCATAGTTTCCACACCAGCTTCTCTTGCATTTTGGAAAATAAATTGTGAATCTGACCTTAGTGCTTCAGCTAAATCTGGATTTTTTCGTGCATTTTCAGTGTTTGAATTTAATCCTTTTATAAATGAATTGGCTAAATTTGTTCTTTTTCTTTCAAAAGTAACTTGCTTTCCACCAACAGATAAAGCCGAAAAGCGTGTATCAAAATTGTTTTGAACCGTTGATTTTAATCTTGAGTTTATTCTTGGAGTAGTTTCAATTTTAGTATTTATTGTTTCTTGTATTTTTCCTAACTCTTCTTCATACAAAGATACGTCATCTAACTCTTGTCTTTCTAATTTAGAAAACTCTTCATCTAATATAGATTTTACTTCAGTATCTAACGTATCTGCATTTATCTTTTGTTGTGCTAGTTCAAAGTCAGCAGCTACTTTTCCTGCTTTTGATAGTGTTTGCTGAAACCCTGCAAAGGCTCTACCTGGTGCGGTAAAGGCTGTTGTGTTTGCTCTTGGCGATAACTGACCAGCAGCTAATCCTTGTGTTGGGCCTACGCCTTGATTATATAATGGTATTCTAGGCATCAGACGAAACTTGCTCCTGTTGCTGCTGCATCGGTAAATCCACCAAGCAGTGATTGTTGTCCTTGTATTCTTAATGCTTGCGCTGTTGCTTGTCCTTCAAGCCTTGATAAAGTTGCCTCTGATTCCTTTTGCATTTGCTGTATGCTTGATGCGTATTGTATTCTAGCTGCATCTTTCTCTGTGTTGAAATAAGCATCTGCTAGAGCCTGTAACGGACTGCCAGACATTCTGATACCAGAAGTTGCTGTAGCGACTCTCTGAGTGCTTATAAGCCTGTCAGACTGCCTTCTGAGCGCAGCTTCTTCTTCTCTTTTTTGTCTTGCTAGAAGGATTGCTTCATTTTCAGCAACCTGTGCATTATATTCAGCAACTGCTTGTGCAGATTGTGCAGCTGCGTTTGCACCTTTTGCACCCATGATACCGCCAAGAACCTGACCACCTACTGCGATTGCTTGTAAAGCACTCATTACTTTATCCTCGCCATGCGGTAATAATCACCGCCATCTACACCATATTGTCTCATCAAACCCTCATTCTCAAACCCAAGCCATTTTGCAAATCGTATTGCTGTTGGGTCATCTGCTGAAACACTAGCCTGTATTCTATTAATATTGTTTTCTGTTTCTATTACATCAAACATATAATAGGTATGCTTTACCACAGATTTGTATTTTACCTTACCTAGTTTAGATATAAAAAACCAACCTTCTGCAACCTTGCCCCACATAAAATGAATACCGCCCATACCTAATATAACATCATCATACATTAAGGTATAACCATGTATGCGCTCTGGTGCGATGAAAGCATCTTTGTGTTGCTTTTCAATAACAAACTCTAAGTCTATGTTATCTATATCTTTTTTATCAAATGTTCTTAGTTTAAGCATCGAATGTATTAGACCTTCTCATAATTGCAAGTATGGTCATAGGTAAAGGTTGGTTTTGTCTTATAACAACCTGTGCATCATTATCATACCCAGATGGAAAGAATATCTCTTTATCGCCATTAAATAATGGTATCGGGCCATCCATAGCCATACTGCTATCTCTGAATGGCATACGGTCAAGATTATCTACATCTGGCCCTGTTTCTGCACCAACTGTATCTATAAATCGTGCTGTTACGCCATGTATTCTTTTTATCTTTCCTTGTGATATACCGTCTTCTGCACCACCTTCCATACGCAAAGTCTTAACTAAAGAGTCATAGTTATACCCAACATGAATTACACCGCCAGTTCTATCTAGTGTGATACTGCCATTTGTAACAGTCTTATCTGCATGACTTGCTCCATCTACCAAAACAGCTATTGTTTCGCCTTCTAAATGATTTACGCCTGTAACAGCAGATACTTTTTTACGTACTTCACCGCCTGATATATAGGTTGTAAAAGGCGTACCATTGGTTGCTTTACGCACGACACCACTATTCGGTAAGAATACTAAATCTGCATTATCACTGATTGCACCTGTTGTGCCAGTAGATAAGGTAATCTTAGTTTGTCCAGCTAACGCAACAACGGTTGTTCCCGAAGCAATGTTTGTTCCTGTAACTACCATACCTGTAGATATTGTACCTGACACATTATCGATATCAATGACTGTAGCACCACTGGTTATACCACTGCCATTATTTACTTTGGCTGCTGGGAATCCACTTACTGCACTTAAATCAACACCTATCGTGAAATTATTATTATCTACTTTGGTTACGATAACTCCTGTATTATTAACCGTTGTCATACCTGTTATATCAAATATGGCTATCTGGTCATTGGTAGCAAAGCCATGATTGTCAATATTGATGTTAGCAGGGTTAGCTTTGGTAATTGATTTGATGCTTTTAGTTGCTGGGTTTGCCAACTCGAATGTATTTGTTTGCGAGTTAAATACGGTAAAACTATCGCCATTTAGTTCTGTCATTCCCACAACATCATTGATAACCACATCATCTCCATTACTAAAACCATGTGAAGAAGATGTAATGGTAACTGTCTGATGGTCTATTGTAACACTGCTTACTTGGTCTGTAGATAATGACGCAGCTGTAATCGTCTTAGCTGTGTTTTCTATGGTAACACCTGAGTCAACAAAGAAAACATCTCTTACTTTCTGACTAAAATTAAATGATTTAAGATATACGATATGTCTTGTTGTAATACTATTGATAGTACGCTTTACCGATAAATATACTTGGTCTTCTGTACCGCTAGGAATGGATGTTACACTTTCTACCACACCTGAATTACCAAATGGATGCTGATGCCAACCAACTGTATTGTTTGCAGGGTCATAGCTAAGACCTATTAATACTCCATCAAAACGCACAAACCATAAAATAAGTTCTGGCTCTTGTTGCCATACCATATCGGTTAAACCGCCTTTAGCTAGATGCTCTCCTAATATAGTTAAGTCTCTTCCCACCAGACCATCTGTATTTAAATCAAAAGTAACTTCTTTTACTTTCTCACCACTCTTTTGCACTAATATGGTACTTGCCCCTGCTCTAAGTGGGCGTACATTAGATGTACCAAAAGTAGTTTCTCGTAATACGTTTACTGATGTAGGTGTAACAGCAGCCCCTTGTGTACCACCAGATAAGGTAAACTCTGCACTTGTTGTAAGTATTTGTAAGAACCTACCTGGTATTAAATGCTTGATAACATTTACCTTATCAGATGCTATCGTTACATTAATTGCATCATCATCATTTGTGCCAGGACTATGATTGGTGAAATC